GAATTTATTATTACGTAACAATAAATGATTATGTCAGAAGAAAACGAAACTCCAGAAGTAGTAGAAGAAACTACTGAGGAAGTTGTAGAGGAAGCTCCAGTAGAAGAAGGGGCTGAAGCTCCTGCAGAGGAAGTAGTAGAAGAGTAGTTCCCCACACTCTAATAGAAAAAACCCCAGCTCTTGGGGTTTTCTCGTTCAAATTTAAATTTATGAATATTTTACGATTCAACGCTTAATCTGTCGTAGTTACAGAATATATAAAGTATGCAATAGTTTATAGTTGCAAGTCAAGGGGTTGTGGAAAACTTTTTGATAGAAAAAACTAATAGTGTATACTAGAAAAAGGTGATAGGATTTATAAGGTCGACAAAAAAGTTCTACTGGATTAGTTAGGAAGTCGACCTCCTGACTACTCCATTAGGACTTTTTTGTTTTAACAAAAATAATTATGGCACAAAAAAGAATGTTTGATAAAGCAATAGTGGATACAGATAGATTTATGGATTTATCAATGTCTTCAAAAGCCCTTTATTTCCTTTTAGGAATGGAGGCAGATGATGAAGGATTCGTGTCCTACAAAAAGGTGATGAGGATTCATGGAGGTAACGATGATGACATAAAATCACTACTTATGAAGAACTTCATTATTGGATTCAAATCGGGTGTTGTGGTCATCACAGATTGGAAGAAAAACAACTGGTTAGACACGAGAAGGATAAAACCTACCGAATATCAGGTAGAAAAGCAATTACTGGCTATAAACAAGGATAAAAGCTATGTGCTTAGCGAAGGCTTAGCCAGTATAGAGGAGAGTAGTATAGAGGAGAGTAGTATAGAGGAGAAAAACCCTATCTCTAAATCAAAAAACTTTGATAGATTTTGGGAGGTTTATCCGAAGAAAGAGAACAAGAAGAAATCTCGTGGTTTATGGGAGTCCAAGAAGATGGATGGACACATCAACGAGATTCTGGAGTTCGTTGAGAAAGCCAAAAAAACCGACCGTTGGATAGATGGGTATGTTAAAGCTCCAGATGTATTCCTGAGGAATGAGACTTGGGAGGACGATTTGAGTTCGTATAACAATATTAACAAGGAGGTCGGTCACGAAGTAATAAAAATATAGATTATGTATCAAATTAAACTCAAGGGCGATTACAAGGATATTGAATTGAACGAAGAAAGGGGTTCCGAACTTTTAAAGCAATGGTTGGCGTATCTGGAGAATAAGGTCAACAAGGGAGTCAGCTTTGATGGTTTTTATGGTCAGCTCTCCGACATCAAGAATATTCGGGAGGTTAAAGCTAACCGCAGTGAGAATGAATCAAGTTCCGTTGCTCAGGATACCATCCGAGAATATGCTAGTGAGCATGAGAAGATTAGAGGGATGTCAGTAGAGTCTAAAGCTAGGAAATGTGCTGGGTTTACGAAGTTAATGCACTGGGTGACGACAGGTAACCAGTTGGAAGATGAACCTCAGGAGCTAAAGGAAGAAGTGTACGGTCGTTTGCTGAAGTTCTTTAAAGAAAATCCGACTAGGATATTTCCTGACTTAGAGACCTTTGCTGATTTATATGAATTGAATAAGGAAAAAGTGGGAGAGCATAGATTTACTGGACTGGAAATTATTGGTAAACAAATCAGTTCAGATATTGCCCAGCAAAAGTATATTGATTAGGTTGTGGATAACTAGCTTGTATATATATTTAGATGTGTTTAGATATATATACGGCAGAAGATTATTAAGTTAAATATAAAATTATGGAAATACAAGAATTAAAAGATGGATTAATATCACAATGTGACGAGAGTTACGATGGTGAAGATGGAACTCCTGCAAGAGAAATGATTGATGAGCTGTGTAATCTACTTGCAGAGAGGTTTACTGTCGTACCTATCTTCACTGAGGATGAGCAGAACGCTTACGCCTTGATTGATGCTGGTGATATTGTAGAACCAAAAGCAGATAAGGTCTTACTTGATGAAAGATTGGCAGACCTTGTTACTCACTTTAATTTATTTGAAAATTAATATGGAAGAAACAATTAACAAAATGGTAGAGGTGGCAGAAAATTTAGAAGAAGCAACGAAGAAGCAATCAGAAATAATTGAGGAGCTTATCAATGACTTAAATAAGTTAGCAGACTTATATAATATAGAAAAATAAATATGACGACTAAAACAACAGGAGAATTACTAGAAGAACTTAAAGACAAGTCAGCTTTCAAGTTAGCCTGGTCAGTTATCTGGCGATGGGCAGTATTGGTGATGATAGCTTATGCTGCGATGGGATTACTTGGGGCATTATTCGCTTACTAAATAAATATGAATAAAATTAGAATACCAACAGAACAATTTGCCTTCATAGAAGTTGAGCATGAAGGAACTCCAGAAGAGGCAATAGAATTGCATAACAGAATGGTAGAAGCAGTTAAGCCAAAAGCTGGGCTACCTAACAAGGAATGGATGCAAGCACTGGATGAATATATTAGTACACAAAAACTTCAGGTTGAATATTGGGATAAGATGAGTCCAGAACAACAATCTACCATCCAAGAATTAAAGAGGTCTTTTGCTAGGTTAGATAAATAACTTTGTCCGCAATGACGCCATAAACTATACTAATAACTAAAAACTAAGACTATGAAAATGAATAAAAAAACGAGTGTATCTGGAGTCTTCGCTAAGAAATCAGATTATGAATGGGAAGGGACTCAATATGAAGCAGATATAAAGAGTGGTGATAAAGTCACTATTCTTAATGAAGGTGAGACAACCGAGGGTCAATTTGGAACACAATATGTATTCTCAATTAAGACTCGTAATGGAGATAAGAATTTAACTTTTAACCAAAGTACAATCAACGTACTTCATGATGAATTTGGTTCTGATTCTAAAGATTGGGTTGGAAAGGAAGTTAAGGTTCTTATGAAGAAAGATGTAGTAGCGGGGAGGAAGGTGGATATTGTTTATCTAGTGACAGAAGGTTGGGCATTAGATGAATATGGAGACTTGACTAACGAAGTAGCGTTCTAGTCAATAGTTAATAATTAAATTTAGAAAAATGTTTGGAAAAAATAAAAAGAAAGAAGTGGTAGCAGGAGTAAGTAGGAAGGACTTAGAAAAATCTTTAGAAATATTCGATATTATGAAATCGAGTATATATGCTTTAGATATGACTGTTAAAGGATATCAGGGCAGAGAATTAACAAAGGATGACATACAAGCTTGTATTGCAGGTGTAGTAGGAGCTGTTCTCGCACTGGATAAGTCTGTTGACCATGATGAATTGGCCAAGATAAGTAAGGCGGCTGAAGATACTTTGGCTCTCCAGTATCTTGGTGAGATTCCTAGCCTATTTAAAAAGGGTGCATCTGGCAAGACAGTAGGAAGTGAAATTAAAATCAAGGGCAATCTTAGTGGGGAAGAACTTAACAGTGCATTAAAGGGCATGAAAGAAGCATTAAAAGAAAAAATGGGAGTTTCTTTTGAGGAAGATACTGAGGATGAAAAGCCGAAACGAAAGAAAGGAGCAGGTCGTCCGAAGGGTTCAAAGAACAAGAAGAAATAAGAATTATTAAATTAATTTATAAATTATATGAATAGATATACAGATGAGAGAGGTGAGGTATTAGGGGGCAAGGTTATCAGAGATATTATTCTGGCTATAGTAGCACTCGTTCTTGTGTTCGGTTCTATGTTCACAGTTCGGGCAGGTGAGATGGGAGTTGTACTCCGATTCGGAGAAATCAAACGAACTGCGGACGAAGGTCTACATTTCAAGATTCCATTGATTGAGGGAGTAAAGAAAACTAACGTTCGGACTGCAAAGATTGAGCGTGAGGCTAGCTCATCATCTAAGGACTTGCAGGTAGTTACTACACAGGTAGCTCTTAACTACAATGTTAATCCAGGTGATGTAGCTGACTTGTACCGACAGGTTGGTAAGAAATATGAGTCTCGTATTATTGACCCAGCTATTCAAGATGCAGTAAAAGCTTCTACAGCACAATTCAATGCTGAAGAGTTGATTACGAAACGAGCAGAGGTTAAGGACTTGATGGAAGCTGACCTTACACAACGACTACAATCATCAGGATTAGTTGTGACAGCGATGAACATTGTTAATTTCCAGTTCTCAGCAGAGTTCGACAACGCTATTGAGCAGAAGGTGACAGCAGAACAGAACGCTCTAAAGGCTGAGAACGACTTGAAGAGAATTGAGTTTGAGGCACAACAGAGAATTGAAGAAGCGAAAGCCGAAGCAGAAGCTATTAGAATCCAAGCTCAGGCTATTAACTCTCAAGGTGGTGAGGACTATGTTCAGCTCCAAGCTATTGAGAAATGGGACGGTATTCTACCTGCACAATTCGTACCAGGTTCAGCTATCCCATTCCTAAGTATCTAACATGCGGAAGAAGATACTGTGGGGCATATTAATCTTACTAGCGATTGGGCACTTTGATTCCATCACTAATGGAGCAAACTACAACCAATCAAAGTATGAAATATGGCAAGCAGGTGTAGCGTACCCGCATAGAGCAAAGATGGAGTGTCAGAATCAGGAGTTAGGATTCTCTATCAAAGTTGTGGTCAGAGAATTAGATGAGGACATAATGGCTCACTGGCTTCCTGGGAAGGATACGATTGAATTTCAGCCAGGAGTTACAGACATAGATACTATCGCTCATGAGGTCTATCATGCCACTCAGACTATGAAGCAAAGATATGGTCTAGGGTACGATGAAGAATTATCAGCATATATGCAAGGTGGAATGACAGGATGTGTATATAAATTAATCCATAACGTACGATGAAAAAAGGATTTACATTAATTGAACTACTTATTGTTATCGCCATTGTAGGAATCCTGTCAGCCGTTGCTCTTGCAGGAGTACAGGATAGACATGAAGAATATGGTGGTGATTCAAATTATAGAATCTGTGGTAGTGGTAGATGCTATAACGTAGAATATTACACAAAGGAGCAGAACTGTGTGTTCCTTTCAGAAGAAGAAGTAAGAGTTTGTGGTGATTACAGTATTACCAAGCTGAACGTAGAGTAGTGCAATCGCCTTTGGCGAACCCTCAATCAGATGTTGTATTTTCGTAGCTGATAATATTGTGTCTATTCATGTTAGTTGATTGGGGGTTCCCTGAAGGAGATTGTAATAGCCCTGAGAGGCTCAAAATTGAGCACCAGAGAGTTTAGATAGGAATAATGAAGGATGTATCTATCAGGATGGTAGAAGCCCTTAGAACGCAGAAATGAGATTAGTATTAAAATAAGAACAGATGACACCAAAATCAAGATTATTTAATGAAATAAAGATATACCTACAGCATGGAACCAGGAATCCAGAGAAGAATCCTACTCGTTTTGATGATAAAGCTAGAGTACTATTAACATTGTGTGATACACATAAGTTATTCCTTGATAGTATACTGGAGTTTAGACACCTGCATGCTAAAGGTTGGAAGGATATTCTAGGTCGTAGACTTCTGAAAGAGGTTGAGAGAGACAGAAAGAGAGGAGATGACCTTAGACAACGCAGGAAGAACAAACCTTTGCTCGATGCCTTACAGAAAGAACGCAAAGAGATGATGCGGGAGAGACTTGCTTATCAATATCCTGGTGTAGATTTGTCACTACATTGGGCGAACCAAAAATAAATGAAAATAAAAATACCCCTACCACAAAAAATATCAACTAATAAAATTTATGCGGGAACACATTGGGCTACCAGAAAGAAACAAGCCGACCTCTATCATGAAAGCCTAATAGAATATCGGAATGAAAAGATTACAGAATATCCTGTAGATATAAATTATATTTTTTCTTTCAAAGGTAAGACTTTAGATACAACCAACTGTAGTTACATGGTGAAGATGTTAGAAGATGGATTAGTTAAATCAGGAGTGCTAGAAGATGATGACCCTAAGCATGTTTCCTTCACTGGAATCTATTCTCAGAAGGGTAAGAAAGATGAGGTGGAAATTATTATCACCTAATATAGGGCTAAGAATAAGGGTATTATAGGGTGTGGATAACTTTCTGGTGTTATTAGTATAAATAATGTAACATATAAATATGTTATCAGAACAAGAAAAAAAGAAGTGTAGAATTTGCAAAGAGAAGCCTGGTGAGATGGTCTTATCAACTAACCCCAGTAATGGACATAAGAGATTGTGTTGCCTTGCTTGTAATGCAAAGAGAATGAAGAAGTATCGTGACGAGAACAAAGATAAAATTAAGATTATTAGTAAGAGATATGAAGTGGCAAATCAAGAAAAGCGTAGAGCTTGGATGAAGGTTCGTTATGCAGTAGTAACAGGAAAGCTAGTAAAGCCTGATGCGTGTTCTGATTGTGGAACAGAGGGTCAATTAGATGCACATCATGAGGATTACTCTAAAGCTTTGGAAGTTACATGGGTATGCCGTAAATGCCATAAAGCGATACATAAATAAAAAAAATATGGATGAATTAGAAAAAGAAATGATAAGAATAGCTGGCCTTTGGAATGGCAAAAATAGTGGAGCTTTAGAAGAAAAGGCTCAAAGAGCTTTGGAGGTTTTAGAACACCTAAAAGAAATACATAGATTATTGGAGGAGATTGAAAATATATAACCATGACAACACTTAAAGAGATAGCCCTAAAGGGGTTAAACAAAGAAAAGCAGATGTTGACACTGTCTTTAATAGGATTTAACGAACAGAAAAAGTATTCAGGGGCTATAGATATTAAGAACCGTTTACGGGAGGTGGATACCCAGATAGGGTCTATCTTAAAAGAAGCCGAGGCGTTATTAACTAACCAATAAAGATATGTCAGCAACAAAAACAATAACAAAAGAAAGGTGGAAAGAGCTTGTCGCAATTAATTCCTTAGATACCTATAGTATGGTTGTAATGTTTGGAATACTGACCCTGTGGGAAGCTGGGGTCAAAACAGAAGAAGAGGCTAATGAGGTTTTGTTAAACAAGAAATTAGGATTAACAGGATTTCAAGCAGAAAATATAATTGCCAAGGCGTTAGGGAATACTCCAGATTGGAATCTTGGAATGGATAAGGAGTAATAAGTTATATATCAAGATATGAAAAGCCCATATTTCAAACGTGCAACGAGCAAGATTACCAAGATAGAGATTTCTATTGAGAGGGAGAATGAATCTAAGGTTGTGGTTGCTTGGGTAAGACCAGAAAAAATAAAGGAATTGGTGGAAAAAGAGAAATTTATTAGAGAATTAACTAACCAATAAAGATATGAAAGAAATCATAGAACAAATACAGGTACTAGCTATGGATAGAATGACAGAAGATGGCATACACCATGACGATTTCCCAGACCGAGAGGCAGACTACGCTTACGATATCCTGGAAGAGCTTGGTGAGGTTTGGGACATTGATTTAACAACTTAACTAAATAAGATATATGAACAATCAAAAAATAGGCATTTTGACAACAAACGACCCTGCATTATGTGAATGGTTAACAGAGAGTTTTCCATGTTGGGTAATTGCAATAACGCCCAATTCAAAGGTAATAGAGTTTTTTCCATTACCAAATCAACAACCACACACAACAGTAGAGTCGCCCGAAATTCCCGTAACAATATGTGAGAATAAATGCAAACCTTAATTAAAATAGTCTGTATACTATTCGGCACGACCCTTCTTATTGGCTTAATTAGATTGTGTTGGTGACTATCAGGAGTTATACTTTTCTTATGAAGGGAATAATATTAGCAGGAGGTCAAGGAACAAGACTACGACCTCTAACATATTTAACAAACAAGCACCTATTACCTATCTATGACAAGCAGATGGTTCTATATCCTCTACAAACTCTCAAAGATATGGGAATAGAGGACATTCTTTTAGTCACTGGAGGTGAGCATATCGGACAATTTGCCGAATTACTAGGAGATGGGTCTGAATATGGGGTGAAATTGACCTATAAAGTCCAGAAAGAAGCTGGTGGTATTGCTCAAGCTCTACTATTAGCTGAAGATTTCGTTGACGATGAGTCATTTGCCGTTATTTTGGGAGATAATATCTTTGAATATCCAGTCAAATGTCCTACAGGTTGTGGAATTGTAGTAAAAGAAGTAGGTGACCCTGAGAGATTTGGTGTATATCAAGACGGAGAGATTGTAGAGAAGCCAGAAAAACCTAAGTCTAATGATGCTGTATTAGGATTATATTTCTATACCAGAGAGATTTTTGACTTTATCAAGACTCTGAAACCTTCTGCAAGAGGAGAATTAGAGATTACTTCGGTGAATAATTGGTGTTTAGCTAATGTCGAGTCAAATATTTTACGCTATGATGGATTTTGGTCAGATGCTGGTACACTAAAGTCTATCCAGAAGTGTAATGAGTGGGCTTCAACTAGGAATGTGTTAGAATAAATACAAATGGCAAAGAAAATACCTAATAATCCAGAGTTAATCAAATCTAAGTTAGATACTAAGGTTGGTAAGTATTTCATTAACAGACAAAAAGGTATGAATAAGAAAGAATCACAGTTGGCGGCAGGATTTGCTGATGGTCAACATGGCACTAGGATTGAAAATACAGAACAGTACAAAGAATTAGAGAAGATTTTCTATAAAGATGAGTTGTTAGCTCAAATATCTCTAACAGAATTAGCTGAGGAGCTAGTAAAGAATGTGAAACAAGACAAGGAATTGGGGGCTAAGAATAGGGCTATTGAGATAGCTTTGAATAAGATAGAACCAGATAAGATACAAGAAACCTTTGATGATAGAGTCCATGTTGTCTTGGTAGAGCCTGAAAAGGTACATCGAGTTGAAAAAACTAAGGTTCATGAGGTCGAGTCAAATCCTGTAGAGGAGGAAGAACCTATCAATGCTACTCTAGAAGACTAGCTACATACTATATTTGTCTAAAAAACCGCAACTAATCAGATGCAAAAATTTCACGGGTTCACCACTTGTGTTTTTCGTACTCTATCCCCTGTATAAAAATAGATTTTGATTATCAGTTAAAATTTAGCTTATACAGGAGATAGAAAACAAAAAAGCGACATATAAGTTAATATATATCGCCCTTTTGATTTTTACCTTTTTAATGGTCATCAGAGTAGTGCGGTATTGATAGTCCGCTTTTCTGACAATAGCATATTTCGGCTTTTTTCTTTTCGGCTTTTTCGTCCCACAAGACTATATCCCTGATACCGTATCCCCTTTCATCAAATACGGTGGCTTTCAAGATAAATCTATTGTGATGTTTTTTGAATACAATGTTTACAACCTCCCTATCCTCTTTGCTATCGTCTCTAAATTTGTAAGTAGTATTTAGGTATGTATTCCCTCCTTGTCCCTTGCTAGCCCTTTCGCTAGTTGTTGTTGCGTATAGTTTCATAGCTATATGATGTTGATTAGTTGATTTTCTACTAATGAGATTTTTTTGTTAGCACTTAGACTATTTTCGTATGGATACAGTGTAAATCGTATCTTGCCGTTTTTAGCCTCACATATCTCAATTACTTCGTAATTAAGCCCATTGTGAATATCAACTTTATCACCTAACGAAACTTCGCAAGCGTGTTTTTGTTCTATCATAATTCTATTGTTAAAGTTCTTATAAATCGCAAGTCTAACGACCTGCACAGAATACACCTGTATAGATGTACTCTAGCAGATAACTAGTCAATCAATTCTAAATCAGTTATTTTGCCGTTGATAATTTCCGCCACCGCTTCTCTGCCCTCCCACGAGGTTGTAATACCATAAGTAAATCCAGCATCATTTTTGGTCTTGGCAGATACATTATTCTCAAATTCTATCAAGTAATTAGGATTACCATTGACTGAATTCTTTATCCTCTCAATGTTGTGAATTTTCGTTCTCATATTAGTTCAATTTAATGATTGTTAATGCTCCTAAAACAAGTAAGATAATTACTATCCTCCATGTTCTTTTCCTGCTCTTACTCCTAAACTCTGGATATAGTTCTGAATGTTGCATGGTTGCTTGTTGTTTTTCTAGTTGTGAATGTTGCATGTTAGTATTCTCTTTTAGTTAGTTCCCTTTCTAATTCTAGTAATTCTCCAATCACATCATCTAATGCACCGTTTGTGTGTTTTGATAGTTCTGCTATCAATTCCTCATGCCTTTCAATGATGTAATCATCTGTTTTATCCTCTATATTTTTGCTTTCCATGTTAATAGTTTTGTTTAATATATGCTAATAATGCGTCTAACTCCTGTATTACATCAGATGATAGCTCATAATCGCCTTGCATAAGCTCCTTATAATCATCTGCAAAGTAGTTATTAAGGTACTTTTTAAGCCACCATAAGTGGTGTAGTAATTGTTTGTCGTTTTTTTCCATGGTTATATTGTTATTTCGTGCTGGCAGTTGTCGCAATGGATTGTCATTTCTTCGTCTGCCTCTTGTAAATAGTCTAATAACGCCAGTGTGCTGTTAACAGACTCCACTGCTGTCTTTTCTCCTGCATTTAGAGGGTTGTCTTTCTTGTAAATGAATATTGCCTCTCTGATTGTGTCTTGTAAGTTGTTTTCCATAATTCTATTTATTTAGTTAATAATCACAAAGTAAAAACCGATTAACTGTTTGCTATCGAAATCAATGTTAGAAAAAAGACAGGTAATCCAATTAGAATTATATCTGTATCTATCATTCCTGCTAACATTATCCCTGCAAATACCACTATTGCTCCCATAATTTTATATATTTAACTGATAATCTTACTTCCTCTTAAACATAGCATAGTTATCTGATAACACAAGCATAAGTTATCCACACCTGTGGAAAAGTATCAATGTTGTATAATTAGATTAAGAGTAAAACATATCTGACGGTGAAACCCGCCGTTTCAATCGCCTCATGACTGAGGGTAATGAATAAAGAACCGACACCATACGGAACAATAGGATATGTAGATAATAGTTTAATTGAATATAATCTGTTTACAGGGGTTCAAGGTTTACCGTAGAGGATATCAGGTGCATAACAGTATTACAGCTATTGGTACTAATCAATAGCTACTGTTAATTAAATCGCTTAGAACTCAATTTTAAGCTTTATATTGTAGTTTAAGGTAAGTTTATCAAGGGTAATGTGATGTGATATGTGACATTATGCAATCATAGTCTAGTGTTTTATATTGCTTGTATGTCTATTATCACCACACACACCCTACTATAAATCACTGAACATTAAAGGGGGGGGTAGTAAGTCAAGTTGAATTGTAAGTTAAAATATATGATTTAGACTATCTACACAGACTAGAAATGAGACAAATGAGATAAGCTCAGTTAAAAGTTTGGGGAGGGGTGTGCTAGAATATAAGATATATGAGTAAAAAACCTATTGATGATTACGAGAAGTTAGGACAAGCTCTTTTAGATGGTAAAGTTATTAATGAGATTACTTTGAAAGGTAAGCATTATAAGTTTGCTTACACCTATGATGAGTTTTTATCTAAGGCTCTGAGTAATGGTTGGCCTAGAGAGTTTGTTGATGATGTTGTATGGCCTAAATATCGACCTGTGCAGGCTGAGTTTATCTCTGATATGAAGTCGGACTTTGCGTTAGGGAGTGGGGGGTTCGGTTCAGGTAAGTCTCTGGCTCTATATGTGAAGCTTATTCTAACTTGTCGTTGTTTTCCGAATAACCGTATCCTTGTAGGTAGAAAGACTCTGTCTGACATTGAACGTGCGATTCTACCTGATTTGTTTGATTTGATGCCAGCTAGTTGGTATGAGTACAGGGTGAAGGATGGAGTGATTAATTTTAAGAATGGTAGCCAGATTATCCTTTTTGGGTTGGATGCGATGCAATCTGGAGGGGTAGCTGATATTAAGAAGGCGGAACAGAAGCTAAAGTCTCTGAACTTAGGAGGTTATTTCATTGACCAGTTGGAGGAAATTGAGGAATCAGTGTTTGATGTTCTTAATTCTCGTCTTAGAAGGACTAATGTACCCTTTAGACAAGGAAATATGACTACAAACCCTGCTAACTTCTGGGCATATGATGCTTGGGTGGCTAATCCAAGGCCAGGATATGAGTTATATGAGTCTTGTATGATATTTAACCCCTCTTTGCCTTGGGATTACCTCCGAAAACAGCTTGCTATGCCCGAAGACTACGTAAAAAGGTTCGTTATGGGAGAATGGACTACTGATTTGCTCTTAAAAGGGGCTGTATTTGCTAAAGACAACATCCAATATCAAGAAAAGATGCTAAAACAACCTCTGATGGTAGAGGAGGAGTGTGAAATCTACGAAATGCCGAAGCCTGGGGTGGAGTATAGGATGGGTGTAGACCCTTCTATGGGTGTTGTAGACCCTAGTTCTATTTCGGTGGTGTCTTCTGAGGGTAGGAAGGTAGCTAAATTCAATGGAAAGGTTCCCGTTACCGCTTTAGCAGAAAGAATCAAATTTTTATACTATAAGTACAATAAACCTCTGATTATTCCAGAAACAAACTGTACGGCAGGTGGTGGATTGATACGGGAGATACGAGACCTTAATGTCTATCGGAGGAAGGAGTTAAACTCTAAGTACGATAAGGAATCTGAGAAACTCGGCTTCCATACCTCCTCTTCTTCAAAGGCTCAACTCATCACCCACTTCAATAGATTGTTAAATGAGAAGGTTCCAAAGATTTATGATAAGAAGACTATTGAGGAGATGAAGACTTTCCTTTGGAGTGATGAAGCAAAGCAACAGGGGGCGGGGGCAGCCAGAGGATTTCATGATGATGACATCATGTCCACCATGCTCGCATACTGGGATTTCTATCCAGAGAAGGTAATTGAAAGGCAAGTTGCTAAAGCTCAACCCATTGCAAGAAAGAAGTTTCAATATACGTAATGGTATAATTTAACTATTACTAGATAAAACACGTGTTATGAAAAATCCTTTAAAAAAGAAAAAGGTTGCTGAAAAGGTGGAGAAGGAAAAAGTTGAGGTTGTACAGCCTCAAAGTATTGAGGAACATCCTGAATATGACCCTGACCTACCTTTGCATAAGCAACGACACTTAATATAAGCAAACAATGGCATTAAATGAAATCAGAAAAGAAGTTGAAGATTTCGAGACAAAGGAGGTGCAGATAGTGCCTGGTCTTACCTTTAATCAAAAAGATATGATAGAGAATATTTTCTTCTACTATCATTCTAAGTTTGTTACTGGTGATGAAGATGATGAGGGGGATAGAAAATATTTCTATAATATTGTTAAGAACCCTTGTAAGGTCTTCTCAAAAGCTATTGACTTTGATACTAAGAATATTCGCCTGCTAACTACGGGTGGGGGAGACCCTCTAAAGACATGGTTCATGGAGAGGGACTTGAAGTATTGGATGCGAGATAAACAATTTGGTAAGACTCTGAATAGAATCTTTAAAGAATTACCTATCTTCGGTAGTGTGGTTTTGAAGATTGTTGATGGTACTCCTTTCTTTGTAGATTTACGAAACTTCATTGTAGAACAGTCTGCTGACAAGTTAGACGAATCTAATTACATTATTGAAATTCACAACTTCACTGTGGATGAATTTCGTACTGTAGGAAAGAAGATGAAATGGGAACAATCTAAGATTGATGAAACAATCAAACAGTTCCGAGAGATGAGAGGTACATCTCATATTCGAGTTTATGAACGATATGGTGAATATGAAGATGTTAATGAAAAGGGTGAGAGCAAATACTCAAATCGTAGAGTATTCTTCGCTGATGTTGGAGTAGACGAATATGACCAATACGATAATCTAGTTACTCCAAAACAAGGTGTAGAACTTTCTTCAGATGAATGGGATGGAAACCCTTATTGGGAGTTCCATACAGACAAGTTATCTGGAAGATGGTTGGGAATGGGAGTAGTTGAATCTCTGATTGAGCCTCAGGTTCGTCAGAATGAATTAGCTAACCTACAATCCAAGGCTTCTTACTGGGCTGCTCTTAGAGTATTCCAAACGAGAGACTCTGCCATTAACAGAAATCTTCTAACTGATACAAGGAACGGTGAGATTCTAAACGTTGACCAAGAAGTTACTCAGATTGATATGTCAGATAGAAACCTGGCGTTCTTCAATCAACAACGAACTGATTGGATGCAGAACAGGGATGAATTAACATTCTCCTTTGACGCTATTCAAGGTGAGAGGTCTCCTGCGGGAACTCCTCTAGGTTCAACTCAAATCTCTGTAGGACAATCACTATCGTATTTTGAAGGTATCCAAGAGAACATTGCTCTAGATATTAAAGAAATGCTTTATAAGGTGATAATCCCTCAATTTGAGAAGGATAGTAAAGCTAAGCATACACTACGATTAGTAGGTGAAGACTTAGATACTTACATTGGAATGGTGAAGAACCAACTTGTATTGAAAGAAATCATCAGACAAGCAGACCAATATGGAACACTTCCTGATGGTGAACAGAAAGAGGTGATTGAATTGGCTATTACTGAATCAATCAAGCAAGAGAAAGAAAAGATTCTGGATGTTCCTAAAGGGTTCTATGATGACAGTAAATACGATATTGATATTGATATTACTGGAGAAAGTATTGATACCAGAGTACGAAGTGCGACAATGCTATCAATCTTACAAGCTGTAACTGCTGACCCTCAGATGACTGTAGACCCTGTAAAACGAAAGATTCTATACAGAATGGCAGAAGATGGAGGTATTAACCCTAATGATTTGTTTGATGTGGAAACTAAGGAGGTAGAAAATGCTATCCCTGCTGAAGCCGCTAGAGCTGGAGGTGGAGTATCTGCACCAGCAATGGGAGGTCAATCAGCTCCAGGTCAAACTCAACAAACAGTCTAAAATATGATTAACGACCAACAAAGAGAACTAATGAAACAATTACCTGATACGGCTCATGGACGGGCTTTAAAGGACTACTTAGACGGAAAATTAAAAGAAATTCTGGATGTTTCAACATGTAATTCATGGGAAGAAACTCTAGGAAGAAAGTATGCCGCTCAACTGATAAAAGACCTTTTCTACATGATGGAGAAGAGAGAAACAGTCAAAAAGAGCAAAAACACGTATGAGTAGAATGGTACAATTACATTGTGGTTATTAGAAATTTGGCAGTTGTGTAATCTGCCGTAACAAAAACAACGATGAATGAAGAAAATGAGGTAGTGGAGACTACCGAAAATACTCCCGACAATGGTGATGTTGTCGAAAATTCTGAAGAAGCTCCAGAGGAAACTCCAGAGACTCCTGAGGAATCATCAACCGAATCTTCTCAAGAGGACTTGGTAGCTGTGGAACATCAGAAGTTCCAAGACCAAAAAAAGAGAGCTGAAAAGGCAGAATCAGAGAGAAAGGCTCTGGAAGATAAGCTAAACAAAGCTAATCAAACCAACACAAAAGACGGTGAGCAATCATCAGCTCTAGATGTTGAAGATTACATTGGTATTAGCACTTCTCTCGAAGGGTTAGACCAGCGTGAAAAAGAACGACTGGCACGAGAGCATAAGCTTACGGGTCGTCCCTTAGATGAAATACGACAAGATGAAGACTTCGCCCTTTGGCAAGATGCCTACCGAGCAAAGAAGGAGAAAGAGCAGGCCGCTTTAGCTCCTAGCGGTAAGCAAGGTGATGCGACTAAACCTACAACTCTGATGGATAGATTAGCTAACGCTTCTATTGAAGAGAAGGAGGCTATTCTTCAAGAGGCTGGACTTTATAAAGCTCCAACCACTAAGAAAGACCGTGCACCGATTGGCGATGGACGAGGTAATTAAAAGATTACCAATTAACTTACATTAAAAATGACTCAAGTAGTATCAAATGATGTTAGTGCAATCACACCTGAATTATGGTCAAGCATGGTACAGGTTCCTTTGTACAAGTCTCTTGTTGCTCTAGAGGTTGCAAACACTCGTTTAGAGAATGAATTGCGAAATGCGGATACAATCCACATGCCACGATTCGGTGACCTTTCAGCACAGACTTATACTCCAGGCACAACAATCACAGCCACAGCTCAAGACTGGGCATACGACACACTTGTGGTTTCAGCTTACAAGCATGTTACATTCTATGTAGACAATGTTGAGCAACTACAAGCTAACGTAGACCAAGCACGAGAACTGGCTACAGAAGCCGCTTACAGACTACGTGACTCTATTGACACTCACGTATTCGCAAACATTACTGGAACAGATGGATTTACAGTCGCTGACGATGAAGACCTTCTAGGAGGAACAAACGCACGACCTATCTCAGCAGGTACAGCAAACATCATCAACTTGTTTGCAGGTGCTCGAAAAGTTCTACGTGAGAACAACGTAGAAGAAATGGGAGATTGGGTAACTGTTGTTACACCTAAGGTTGCAGCCGACATCGAAATCAAGGCAGCTAACGTTGGATTCAACGTAGCAGATGCCACTCTTCGTAATGGTTATGCTGGAGACTTCATGGGATTCCAAGTGTACATCTCAAACAACCTACCATCAGGTAGCGTTTCAGCGATTGCACCTCAAATTTCAGGAGGAGCAGTTTCAGCTACAACAGCCACATCTATGTACTTCGGACGAAAAGGAACTATTGATGTAGTTCTACAAAAAGCACCCGCTTTGGAAATTCGTCAGAAAGATGACATGATTGGTGCAAACTTCATTACCTACACAGTTTATGGTTCAAGTGTATTCACAAAGAACCGTTCACGAGGTTTGAACGTTGCAGTTGACGCAGCATTTGCCTAGTCCTTTCGACTAAGTTGTTTATCGCCTATTCTACTCACTTTGGAGTAGGCGATACAAAGTGAGAGTAACTTAGATACTACTTATTAACTTAACGATTATGAAAATATTTTACCGTTGGTTAGCAAAAAGCCGACTAATTAGAAGATACAAATATCTTATTGAAGTGAATAATATTCTAGAGGAATATATTACTCACAAGATTACTCAAGGTGGTAGTTCAGAATTTCTGACAAAAGCCCGACAAGACTTGGTAAACAAGCAAGCAGAGATTAAGGAGACTTCTGCTATGTTGGACTTCTTAAAAAAGGTGTAATATAATATTATCTATGAAAATACTGTTTATGACAGATAGCCAGATGTGTTTCCAATCTGGAATCTGGTGGCACAGGATAGAGATGCCAACAAGAGCTTTGGAAAAAAGAGGACATGCTGTTAAGCAAGTTGCTATTGGAGCTGAAGTACCAGAAGCATTAATGGAGTGGCCAGATGTTGTAATCTTTGGTCGTTCTTATGCAGAGTGCTTTGACCCTGTTAAGATAATGCGTGATTACAAGAAGAGAGGTACACGAGTATTGTACGATATGGATGATGATTTCTGGGAAGTAGCCGAACATAATCCATCAAGTCTTGTATCTAATGCCCATAAAGACCAATACGAAGGCATGATTAAAGAGGCTGATGTAGTAATTACTCCAAGTAAGAATCTAGCCAAGAAGTTCAAGAAACACTTCAAGAAGCAGAAGGTAATGATTTGCCCTAACGCTATTGATACCAAGGAATACAAACCACGACCTAAGCAAATGGATAGACCAGTTATTGGGTACATGGGGGCAGCTTCACACTGGAAAGACCTACAGCTTATTGGAGAAGTAATTGAAGACCTATCAAAAAAGTACGATTTCTTCTTCACTATCTACGGAATTACAGGTGATGCTCTTGAAGCAGCGTTGTATATGTACAACAAGATGTACAAGATGAATCTAAAGCCAGAGCAGAATGAATACTTCAAAGCTGCCTTGGAATTTAGAGACCAACTGAAAGAAACTAAACTCCTACACATACCTTTCATGCCACCAGAATTACATCCTGGGGTACTTTCACGTTCTGACTTTGACATTGGTATTGCTCCTCTAGAGGATACTGAGTTCAACAAAGGAAAATCTTGTGTGAAATTCTATGAGTATGCTGGTGTAGATACTGTAACTCTAGCTTCTGACGTAGAACCCTATAAATCAGAGGTTAATTATCGAGCCAAGAATACTAAAAAGGATTGGTACAACAAACTAGAGAAGTTACTGGTAGATAAAGACTTTAGAGAGAAGACTCTGGCTGAACAACAGAAGTATGTTCTAGAGAATAGAACTGTTGAAACTGTAGGTGTTGATTGGGAAGTAGCCTTACAAAATCAAGACGGAATTAAGACTCGTAACCAAAGGAAATAATATGAAGGTTCACATCCAAGACCACAATCAAATCTTGGGGGACATTCGTAAAGAATTTGAGGTTGTTGAGAAGTTAGATGAAGCTGATGTTCTGTTTATCTGGAACGATGTGTTGTCTGTAGAACGTTCTATCATTGATTATGCAAAGAAACGGAAGATTAAGACTTATGTGTTTGAACATGGTAGACGAGGCTCTTCAAAGTATTACCCTCCATTCAACGAAGAAATCTATGCAGACACGATGTTTGTTTGGGGAGAATTAGACAAAGAGAGGTTAATTGAAGCTGGTAGAAAGAAGAAAAAGATTAAAGTCGTAGGTACCACCGTTTTCTCTCATCTCAAAGGGAGGAAGGAACATGAAGGTATAAATGTCGTCTTCTGTCCTGAACATTGGGATAAGCCAGTAATTGAGAATCAGCAAGTACGGAAAGAATTGAACAAATTGAAGGGAGTAAATATCGTTACTAAGCTGATTGATATGCACGACCCAAGTTTGTTTGATAATCCTATAATCTCAGACCGAAGGAGTCCTGACCATCTAGATATTTGTGCTGATGTTCTATCTACCGCAGACCTTGTGGTGGGTGTTGCTGAAGGAACATTTGAGTTAATGGCACAGGCTCTAGACATTCCAGTTGTGACAATGGAGGAGTGGTCTCCTAAGGCGTTTGGGGGTGATGAGAAGTATGAGGTATACACTCGTCATATATCTCCAGCATCTAAGAGAGCAACGATGGATAATCTTCTGGAGGTGATTCAATCACAGCTAGATAATCCAGATGAACTGAAAGAAGAGAGAAAGAAAGCTGTAGAAGACGAGGGAGGAATGAGCTTAGACACAATCAAATTAATAAAAGAACAATTATGAAAATAAAAGATACAATCAGCGAATTATTTAAATTCAACCGATGTCTATTGGGAGAAGGATATGATAATGCGATGGAGTATATTAATCAGTTGGTAGGGGTGGAAGTTACATCAGTTCCTAGTGGGACAGAATTAGGAACATGGACTGTACCTGATGAGTGGGTTATACGGGATGGTTGGATTAAATTCAATGGAAAGAAGATTGTTGATTACAAGAAGAATCCTCTTTCAGTAGTTGTTGGTTCTATGCCAATCCATAAGAAAGTTAAAAGGGCTGAGCTATTGAATCATCTCTACTACAATGAAGAGAGACCAGATGATTACAAGTATGAATATAAGTTCTATGACAAGGACTGGGGGTTCACTATGCCCTATAACAAAGTTAAGGACGAAGAAGGTAAGGTGATTCTAAAAGAAGGAGAGTATGAGGTATTTGTAGATGCTGAATATAAGCCTGGTAATCTAAAGTATGGGGTGCATACTATTCCAGGTAAGACAGATAGAGAAATACTTCTATTCGCCCACCTAGACCACCCATATCAGGCTAATGATAATCTATCAGCAGTAGCTTGTTTATTGGACTTAATTAAGGATGCTAAGAAGGCTAACTTTGACCATACAATCAAGCTAGTATTCTGCCCTGAAACTATTGGTTCTCAAGCGTACGGTTATACGGAAGACCTTTCCAAGGTTGATTTTGTAGTGGCCGTAGACATCTGTGGTAATGACAATCCTCTTCTATTCCAGAAGTCATTCGATGCAGACCACATTCTCAACAAGATTACTCACAGTGCCTTTCACACACTGGCTCGTCAGTACAGAAAGGGACAATTCCGAAACCTAATTGGTTCAGATGAATATTTCTTCAATGACCCTAATGTAGGTATCCCAGGAATAATGTTGAGTCGTCATCCATATCCTGAGTATCATACAGATAAAGATACTCCAGATATTATTGATGAGAAGATGGTGCATGAGACAGGAGAGGCTATTCTGAAGATGATTGAAGTCTACGAGAATGACTTTATCCCTAAGAGATTAGCAAAAGGTTCTCTGATGAGAAGTCGTTATGGGTATCAAACTCTAAGTCCACAAACAAACCTAACTCTGGATTACTTCTACTACTCAATAGATGGAAAGAAGACTCTTGCTGAGTTGTGTTGTGATTATGGTCTTAGCTTTGACCACATGAAAGAATTATTAGAAAAAATTGAAAAAGATGGAAAACTTGAAAGGGTTAATAATAGCTAAACAAAATAGCAATAGGCTTCCAGGCAAAAACACTCTAGACTTTAATGGTGAGCCAATGTTCCTAACGAATGTGAAGAAATGTCTAGAAATCTTTGATGAGGTATACGTCAGTTCTGACAGTAAGGACATCTTGGCTCTTGCGGAAGAGGTTGGAGCTAAGACAATCATCAGAGGAGAGGAACTTTGTGGTGAGACTCCTAATGTGAAGGTCTATCAACATGCTATTAAGCATATGGGAGATGTTAGCGGTATTGTTGCAGTTCAGGCTAATAGCCCCACTGTGGAATCAAAGAATATATTACTAGCAAAGTATCTATTGGAAGCAGGATTACAGGAAGTAATGACCAGCCATCCTGTGGTACATCAGAAGAAGTATCATGACCAGAACGCTAAGATATATGGTTCGGTATGGGGAATGTCAAAGAATAGGCTTGAGCATTACCCAGACCCATATAAGCCTAATCCTGATGCTTTACTGACGGATTATAGTATTGATATAGAGACAATAGATGAGTACCAAGAAGCATTAAAAACTAATTAATAATTACCATGATTAAGATAGGAAATAAAATATTAGGAGAGAAGCCATACATCATTGCCGAGTTTGGCGTGAATCATAATGGCTCTTTAAAGAGAGCAAAAGAAGGTATTAGAAAAGCTGCCCATGCTGGTGCAGATGCAATAAAATTCCAGACATATACAGCAGATGAGCTTGTATGTAAGGGTACGCCCAAATTCTGGGAGTTTGAAGAGGACGAGGAAAAAGACCAACATGAAGCTTATGAAGGTCTAGGGGGAGAACCAATGGAATGGTATCCCGAACTGATGAAGTATTGTGAGGAGTGTGGAATTGAGTTCATGACTACTTGTTTTAGTGCTGAAACTGCTGACCACTTCAATGAACTAGGAATGAAAGCATTTAAGGTAGCATCCTCTGATATGTCTACAATTCCGTATCTAAAGCATATTGCTAGATACAATAAGCCAATCCTTCTATCAACAGGGGCTTCTACAATGGAAGAGATTGAGGAGGCTGTACAAGCTATCAAGGAAGAGGGCAACAATCAGATTGTGGTAATGCACTGTACTCTTTGTTACCCAACAATGTATCCTGACAGAGAGGTACATTATGAAGATGCTAATTTATCAATTATTCAGACCCTAAAAGCTAAGTTCCCAGATTTAGTGATAGGAATATCTGACCATACTCAGACTCCATCTTCTTCAGTTATAGCTTACGCTATGGGAGCTGATGTTATTGAGAAACACTACACAGTAGACAAGACACTGGGTAAGTCAGCCGACCACTGGTTCTCAGTTGACCCCGAAGAATTGAAAGAGATTGTAGATAATTGTAAAGAAGTCCAGACACTCAAAGGTACGGCAGAGAAGAAAGTATTTGACTGTGAGAAAGAAACTCGCTTACACGACAAACGGAGTATTGTATTGAAAGTAGATGTTAAGGAGGGAGATGCAATCACAGAAGATATGTTGACCTATAAGAGACCAGGAACAGGTATCTGGCCATCAGAGTTAGATGAAGTAATTGGTTCAACAGCTTCTGAAGATATTAATAGAGATAATCCACTACAATGGCAGCAACTAAAAAGGAAATAATGAAAGACCTTAAAGATGTTATGGCCGTCTTTAAGAGATTTGGAGTAGAGGCCTATCTATCTTATGGAGCAGTTCTTGGAGCTGTGCGAGATGGAGACTTTATCCCCTGGGATGATGACATTGATATTGATGTTATAGACGATATTCCTTTTGAGGTTAGAAAGGCAATAGGTTGGGCACTATATGATATTGGTTTTAATCCCCAACCAATCTCTTTCAATATCTTTGGAAGGATGGAGTTAGCTGAATTAGGGTACAACGGAGATGCTGAAACAGGAATCATTGTTTGTGAGAGAAACTTCCCATTTTCAATATTCTTCTATAGGGAAGAGGGAGATGAAATGGTTTGTACTCCGAAGGTAGGTTGTAGAAAGCTCCTTAGCGTACCTACTAAGTTCTACAAGAAACCTGATACAGTTAAACTACATAGGACTAAGTTCAAGACACCAGGCCCTGTTAAAGAGTATCTGACCTACGTCTATGATGACTGGAAAGAACCAGTTAAAGATTATCACGCACCTAAATACGAAGACCGACATGCAAACTAAACATTGGAAAGATTTTTACGAATCACATAAAGAAACACAAGGAGCTAGTTCTTTTGCTAAGTTCACCTTACGTCTAATGAGAGATAGTGGAGGGAAGGTTGTAGACCTCGGCTCAGGAGACGGGCGAGACACTAACTTCTTTAAGAAGTGGGATATAGACGTTACGCCAGTTGATATTGCTACGACAGGAGTATCAGTAAAGGATTATATGAAAGACAATTCATCTCCGAAGTATGTATATACCAGATTCTTCTGGCATGCTATCTCCAGAGAAGAACAGCTAGCTATATTAGAATGGGCTTCTGATTACGTCTTAATTGAAGCCAGAACTACAGATGATGAGGGAAGGACAAAGATATATGATGACCACAACAGAAACTATGTTGATGTTAATAAATTAGTTAGTGACCTGAAGTATCATGGCTTTGAAATAAGGTATCTGGCAGAAGGTACTAACTTCTCTAAGATGGAAGATGAAGACCCTCATCTTGTAAGAGTAGTAGCTCATAAAACAAAGAAGTAGACAGCTTGTTACACCTCAATGGTATAATTGGATTATATAACCAATATATATTATGAATGTAACTGATTTAAAAGCAGATGTAGACTTTTTGTGCGGTTCTACCTCTGCAACATACCCAGATGCAGATAAGATTAGAAACATTAATATTGCTTACCAAGATGTAGCCCGAACTATTTGGGAATCTGCTGACGGTTGGCAATATGACGATTCTAATGCAACAACCTTACCAATCGCTAAGGCTAATATGGTGCATACCCAGCAGGATTACTCTATACCTTCTACAGCTCAGAGAATACAGCGTGTAGAGGTTAAAGATTCCGCAGGTAATTTTAAGAAGCTAAAGCAGGTTGATATACACGATGTAACTATCGCTATGGGTGAATTTAATGAGACACCAGGACTACCAGTCTATTACGATGTGGTTGGCCGTTCTTTGATGTTATATCCGACACCAGCATCAGGGAGTGTAACTTTATCAGCAGGTTTGCAGTTGTACTTTGATAGGGATATTGAGGACTTTGCAGTATCAGCTTCAACTGAAACACCAGGGTTTGCAAAACCATTCCACAGATTACTTTCTTATGCAGCTTCAATAGATTTTGTACGAGATGACAATGAAAAGAGAGTATTGGCAGAACAGAAGAAACGACTATCTGATGGTCTTACAAGATTCTATGGAAAGCGTAACGTAGAGTACAAATCAACGATTAAGCCTGCTGGTAAGAAGAGGTGGCGACAATACTTGTAATTATGACAAGCTGGAACGAACAAACAAAAAATAGTACGTCATTCACAAACTGCGAATTAGACAGTCAGACACTCTGGAGTGACCCGCAAACAACATGGGCTGACTCAGGAGCGTTCTGGGCAGGAGGTATCTCTTGGATTGATACAGGTAAGAGCTTACAGTTATTAATGATAGATGATACATATTTATTTGAAATAGATTCACTTGGTCACAATCTAATCATTGACGATGCAAGTGCATGGACTAACAGAATTAAAAATTAATTATGGCTACAAATTTCCCAACAGGATTACAGGACTTAGACCCAACTCGTGGTACAGATAACGAGAGGCTTGATAGTCCCAATCATGCAACACACCATGAAACAGAAGATGATACTATTGAAGCCTTGCAAGCCAAGGTGGGTATTGATAGTTCCGCAGATACTACTTCCTTAGACTATAAATTGAAAGATTCTGGTTCTATAGACCCAGGACACAAGCACACACCATCCACATCACTAAACACCAGTGGTACTCCAGGGGCGGGTACTTTTTTAAGAGGAGATGATTACTGGTCTACAGCACTTATCACAGATGTTCAAATTTTCACTTCTGGTGGTACTTGGACTAAACCAGCAGATGCGGAAACTGTAACCCTTATTGCTATTGGAGGTGGTGGAGGTGGTGCTAGACCAACTAATGTTGGTAATACTACCTATGGTATAGGAGGAGGTGGTGGTGGCGGGGGAGGTCTTTCAATACTGACACTAAATGCTGATATTGCTGGTGCTACTGAGACAGTAACCTTGGGTTCAGGTGGTAGTGGAGGGACTACAAATGGAGATGCTGGTGATGCTGGTGGCGACACATCATTCGGGTCTTTGGTCTATGCTCGTGGCGGAGGAGGCGGAAGTGGTAGAACTGCTGGGGCTGGAGGGGTTGGTCTATATACTGGTGGAACTGGTGGAACTGGTGCGACTATGGGTGCGGATGATGCTGTTGCTGCAGTAGACACATTGTTTGCCCCTGCGGGTGGTGGAGCAGGAACTTCACAAAATAATCATAATAATGCAGATGGTGCAGATATATCTGGCCCTATAGAGAGGGCGGGTGGAACATCCAGTGGGGATGCAGGTGAGAGTTCAGCTGCCAATGATGCCAATGGTGGTGGTGGAGGTGCTGGAGGAACTGGGGGTGTTGGAGGAGCACCAGATGGCTCTGCAGGAGGTGCTGGAGGTAACTATGGAGCTGGCGGGGGAGGAGGAGGAGGTTGTGGTACGGACGGTACTTCGGGCAACGGTGGAGATGGAGCCGATGGTATCTTGATTGTAATTACAAACTAAGAATTAAACATGGCTTACGATTCAAATAAAAAAGGAACAGAATTAGACGCATTAACATCCTTAGATGATGGAGATGTTATTATCGTCTCTGACTTAGATGATTCTGGTAGAGCAAAGAAGATTACAGCAGGAAATTTAGCTGATGACCTATTTGCTGACACAACAGCACTAGACTCTGCTGGTATTTATCGTACTGGTAGCACAGATGTGGCTGTGGCAGATGGTGGTACTAATATATCTTCTTATACAAAAGGGGACATCTTAGTAGCAACTGGAGCTACTACTCTAGCTAAGTTAGGGGTTGGTGCCAACGACACGGTGCTGAAAGCCGATAGTGGAGAATCTTCTGGAGTAAAATGGGCAGGAGCAGCTAATACTCCAACGGTTGTTGTTTATGAAGTTGGAGATTCCCCTGCCACATGGACAAAGGCGGATTACTCAGGTTTGGTCTATGTAGAAACAGAGGTAGTTGGTGGAGGGGGTGGTGGTGGTGGTAATAACGATGATAACGCTGGTTCTGGTGGGGGTGGTGCTGGTGGTTATTCTAAAAAAACTATCGCCGTGGCCGACCTGGGAGCAACTGAGACTGTTACTGTTGGGGCGGCTGGAACTGCTGGGATTAGTAGTGGTGGTGCTGGTGGAGTG